TACACGGTTTTGAGCTGAATGCGGGGGATGCCGAGACGCTCATGCATGAGTACAACTCGAAATGCCTCCCACCGTGGAAGCCGCATGAACTGGCCCACAAGCTGAGCGAGGCTGCAAAAGTAGCGCACGACAAGCCGCGCGGATGGCTTCTGGAATCGCATCCCAGCATCGGTCAGGGAGGCACTCCGGTATCTCCCACCGGCAAGTTTGTGGTGCGTAAGATCCAAGCAATTCCGCAATCGGACTTTCGATTTTCAACCATAGATTTCTTAAAAGCCTGCTTCGAACCGGACGAAGTTGTCTGCATCTGCAATGACATCGTAAGCGACGAGGAAGGCCGCACTCGACCAAACTCCAAGGGTACATTTCTCAAGCGCGACGAATGGATTGAGAAGCATTTCACGCCGCCAATTAGTTCCATGTGGAACGGTCCTGATAGCCGTGGCGCATACGTCCGTGTCAACCCATGCTTCGATGAGAGCGGTTCTGATTCCGGCGTGGCAGCATTCCGCCATGTCCTAGTCGAAATGGACGAGAAGACCAAGGACGAGCAATGGACGATCCTTAAGGAGTCGAAGCTCCCGCTATCGGTCGTCATAGATTCCGGCGGCAAGAGCTTGCACGGCTGGGTGCGCGTCGATGCAGCGAACAAGGAGGAATGGAACGAGCGTCGTGATGTCGTCTATCGCCAGCTAGAGACGCTCGGCATCGATCCGAAGAACAAGAACGCGAGCAGGTTCAGCCGTCTTGCCGGTGTGATGCGCGATGGCAATGAGCAGAAGCTGTTGGCCATCAATGTCGGGTCGGTCAACTGGGATGCGTTTACGGACTATCTGGAGTCGCAGGACATGCCTCAGGAGTTCTCGCTCGATAGCATCATCGAGTACGACCCAAAGAATGATCCTGACAATCTGATCGGTGACAGATGGCTACGTCGCGGTTCATCGCTTCTCTTCGTCGGCCAAAGCGGTTGCGGCAAAAGCTCGATGGCCGCGTATCAGGGGATGAAGTGGGCGTCCGGTGAAGCGTGGTTCGGCGTCAAACCTGTGCGCGCGCTGAAGGTGGCCTACATCCAAGCTGAGAACGACATCGCCGATCAGCATGACGCACTCAAAGGCGCTGCTCAGATGACGTTCGGAAAAGAGAACTGGGAGCGAGGATTGCGGAGCGTGGACATGCTCTTCTTCCGCGAGACGGTTAGGACCGGCTCCGACTTTGCCACAATGCTCCGCCGCCTCGTTCGCAAGACCAAAGCTGACGTTGTTTACATCGATCCGCTGCTCTCCTACATGGGCGGCAATCCTGCGGACATTGAGGTATGCGCGAACTTCACGCGACATCTGCTCCAGCCGATTATGATGGAGACAGGTGTTGTCCTGGTGCTTGTCCATCACTTCCCAAAGCCGAAGGGCAAGGATGACAAGCCTGAAAGTGTGGCAGATTTGGCCTACTCAGGATTCGGATCGTCGGATCTGACGAACTGGGCGAGAGAGGTGATTGTGATGAAGGAGGTTGGCTTCAACAATCCGCGCAAGTTCATGCTCGGCATGGCGAAACGGGCCGACCGTTCCGGCATGACGGACAAAGACGGAAAAGTCACCGGATCGATTATGATCCAGCGTGGAACAGGCGGCGACATCTCATGGAACTACGCAGAACCAGAGAAGTTCGTCGTTGATAAGGAGTCGGCGAAAAAGCCGTACTCCAAAGGACGATATCCTAAGCGTTAGCCTTCTCACGCATGGCGCGGCGACGGCCTTTCGCAGCGAGCGATTGGAACTTCGCCTTGCCGTATTTTTTACGGCCAATGGCTGCACTTAATGCAGCAGGATCTTTCACACCCTTCTTCTCAAGCTCACCAACGAGCTTCTCGTAACGTCCGCCACCACCAAGTTTCATCTTGTCCATAAAATCACCATGCTTTGCAACTCCAGTGCCGAGGAGTCGTTTTATCGGTTGCCGTCGCGCAGTTATGCCGCGCGCGGAAGTTCTTACGACGCTCAGGATTGTCGCGTTTGATTTCCATGTTGGCGTCTCCAAAGCGAACCTTGATGACGTTGCCGTTGTCATTCTTGACGTACACCGCGCTCTTCTTCCGCTCGCCAGGAGTGTAGAACGGCTTGTTGAGCGTCACCTTACGACCCTTGTAGGTGTTACCTTTTTTGGAGAGGGAGGTTTTCATTAGAATCGACGAACAGAAGCAGGTGGAATTTGAGGGCGTTCAGCCTCTTCGCGCTCATCGTTACGCATTTTCAAACGGTCAGCCTCAAGCGTGAGAATTTTGGGCCATCGACGGTTGAATGCGTCCATCTGATCCTTTGCAACCTGATCGATTGGTTTTGTAACTGTGGCGAGATAATCTGGATTTTTAAGAATCCTGCCGATTGCAGCAGCTCCGCTTACAGCGGCAAGGTTGGACAACGCCATTCTTCCGTACATGTTTGCCCCAAAAGCTGAGGCAACGGCAGATGTCACGGCGGGAATGAGCTTACTCTTAACGAGGCTGTCTTTCTCGATGACGACAGAAAGCTGATCAGCAATCTTGTTCATCTGATCGACTCCAGACTTTCCAAACGCCTCAACAATGAGCGGGTTGTACTGACCAGAAATCAGCTCCCGCATTTTGTTGATGTTCACCTGTTTCTTTCCCGCATCTAGCGATTCCCTAAAAAGATTGCCAACAACCAAGTTCTGAACGTCGCCAACAAGATCTGGCCTTTCGTTCCGCATGACTTTCATAAACTCCTGAACGACATACCTTTGTTCTTTGCCATAATCAGTTGTCAAAAACTTGACAACATCTTCCGGCTGAACCTGATCGGCGGAAAGCCTTCCAGTCTTGGTTGCGTCCAAAACCATCTTCTGGAAGTCAGTCGCCTCTTTAGACGCTTGCTGAACGTAAATCTGAAGATCCTTGGCCAGCCGCTCAGAGTCTGGATTTGATAAGATCAGCTTGATTTGTTCGTCATCTATCTTGATCGGCAATTTTCCATTTACAGCACTTTGAAGGTCGGCCAAAGCTTCTGTTATCTGTTTTGTCCTAGCGTCCATCTCTTTAAGTTCTTTACCAAGATAAGGGCGAGGCTGTTCAAGACGTTGAATCTCGGCATTAACCGATTTAAGTTTCTTTTCGTTTTCCTTAAACAAATTTACAGCAGCCTTGTCATCTTTTGCAATTCTAGCCTCAAGTTCCTTAGACTTAACGAGAAGATCGTTTTTCTGAGTCGTTAGATTGGCTTTTTTATCAATTAAATCTTTGTAACGTGCCGCAACATCTTGGATTTCAGAAAGCTGCGGAAAAAACTCATTAGCAACTTCTCCGGTCAATTGGCTTCCTTTGCCCATTTTTGCCTCCGTCAACAAAGACAAGAACTCTTCAGGGGTTTGACCCACCTTACGAAGTTTGTTGTAAACAAAGTCTTCAAGCAAAGGTTTGAACGTAGGTTCCCATTCAGAACCTGCCACTTTCTTCATTACCTCTAATGCTTGTCCTCCACGAGTTCCCAGAAGACTCAACACCGCTTCAGGACTTCCACCACCCTCGCCAACATCCCTCAAAAGACTAGAGATGATGCTTCCCTTAAACCTGTTTATACCCTCTCTGTACTGAGCATTCTGGGATTTGAATTTAACCTTAAAATCAGGATCAGTATTAAGGGCATCTTCCATTATTTTCTGAACACGATCAAGTTCTTGGAACGTGTCGTAATCAGCTTGCTGAACCTTTTTGTTAAAATCTATTTGGTTGAGAATCTCTGTTCTTTGATTTTTTAGATCATCAAGAGTAAAGGTTTCAATTACATCGTTTCCATTTTCATCTTTTACCGTTTTCCCAAACTTGTCTTTTTTAGGAACAGAAACAGAAATAGATTTAAGTTTAGGCTCCAGCGCATCGTATCCAGCTTTTTGCTTGTCCTTAAATTCTTGAAGAAGAATGTTTGCGTATTCTCCAAACTGTTTGCCGGTTTCAAATTGGGTTACAGATTTGCCGTAACCAAACTTAGGGTCGAACCCGCTTTCGATTTCATTGATCTGCCTTTGTTTATCAGCTATTTCATTGTCGATCTGTGTTCTTCTAATGTCGTCAGACGCCCTAAGATCTTTCTTTTGAGTCTCAAGATTTCTGATGTCGTCGAAAATGGATTTAGACTGCAACTGAAGTTCGCCTTCAGCCCTTCTCGCAGCGCCAAGTAGTTCTGCGTTTTTTTCATTAAACGCAACATCCACCTTTTTCTTCGCTTCATCGATCATCTGCTGAGCATTGAGAACAATTCCGCTGATCAGATTTTGGTCGATGTCTTTACGTTCGGTAACCCGCTTGAGTTCGGAGACAATTTGATTGGTGAGTTCATCTCCGCTTAAACCATTTGCATTTCCAGTCCTAATGGAATTTTGAAGGAAGTCTGTAATGTTGCCTTGCCAAGCTCGAATGTCCTCAGGACGAGTTCCAGAAAGTTGCGGCGAATAAAGCGTGTCGGCCAATTGAGCGGCCATTGCAGAGTCAATGCCTCCTCCAGCTCCAAGCTCTCGACGAATTGCGTCTGCGCGTTCGGTTAAAAACTGCTGCGTGTAAGGGCGCTGAAGTTCTCCGGCAAACCTTTTCAGGCTTCCACCACTTCTGGAAAGCGCGCCAAGACCTCTTAGTCCTCCTGAAAATGTAGGAAGGAAAAGACCACTTAACGCGCCTTGTTTAATAATCTCTTCAGTTTTCCCAGATTCATCTCCAAGTGTTGAGGCAAAACCTTGAGCTGCACCAGTCATGCCGCCAGCAGCACCTTCTTTAAGAATTTGCTTCAGCCTTGAAGATTGCTGGGTGACTCCAGTTTCGGCGGTAGTCAAAAACTGCAAAGGGCTTCTAAATCCACCAGCTCCACGCTTTGAAAGGCTAAGAAGAGGAATTCCCTGAGCAGCGGCTTCTTGGATATCATACGGCTCTGGAGCTATCGTCTGACGAAGAAGTTCACTTCCAACGCCAGCAATCATTTCTCCACCAACCGTTTGACCGCCTGGAATTTGAGAAAGCCCAATTCCAGCGGCCAAACCGGCAGCCATA